AGCAGGGCAACGAGCGGTCTGCAAAGGCCATTATCGCCCGTGAAAAGCAGGGTGATGTCGGAACGTACCATTACGTTGACAATTTGGCCCGCGCGATCCGTCACATCACGCGCCAGATCGTCGATCTGATCCCGAAGATTTACGACACGCAGCGCATCGCCCGCATCATCGGCGTTGATGGCGAAGTCGAAATGGTCAAGTTTAACCCCAGCCAGCAAGAGCCGGTCAAGGAAATCCGCGACCAAATGGGCGCCCTGATCGAAAAAGTTTACAACCCCAACGTCGGCACATACGACGTGATGGTTACAACAGGGCCGGGCTACATGACCAAACGTCAGGAAGCCCTCGACGCCATGAGCCAGATTTTGCAATCCAACCCGCAGCTTTGGACGGTTGCAGGCGATCTGTTCATCAAGAACATGGATTGGCCCGGCGCGCAGGAAATGGCTGATCGGTTCAAGAAAATCCTTGATCCCAAGGTGCTGTCAGAAGGCGATCAGTCGCCTGAACTGATGCAGGCACAGCAGCAGATTGAAGCGATGACGCAAGAACTGAACCGCGTCACCGACATCATGGAGAACATCCAAGATAGCGCCGAGCAGCAGAAGCTGGTGATCGACCAGTTTGAAGCGCAGGTCAAAGCCTATGACGCTGAAACCAAGCGCATCACGGCTGTTCAGAACAGCATGACGCCAGAGCAAATTCAGGACATCGTTATGGGCACCATCGCGGCTGCACTTGACACAGGCGATCTGATCGGCGGCGCACCTGAGATGCGCGAGATGCCTGAGATGCCTGACATGGAAGCCCCTCAAATGGCCCCTGAACAGCCTGAAATGGCCCCTGAAGCACCCGAAGGAATGATGTGATGAAATGCGCTGAATTTGTAGGTATGTTCTTTTTAGCGCGGGATGTCACGCATTCGGTGCATCTGAACACGCGCAGCTACGCCAAGCACGTTGCGCTCAACGAATTTTATGACGCTATCGTCGATCTGGCTGACAAATTTGCCGAAGCCTACCAAGGCAAATACGGCCTTATCGGCCCGATTGCGCTCATGTCCGCCAAGAAAACCAGCAATGTCGTCGAATTTTTGCAGGATCAGGCTGACGAAATTGAAAAAGTGCGCTATGATGTCGTCGATAAGGAATGCACACCGCTGCAAAACATAATCGACGAGATTATGGGGCAGTATTATTCGACGCTGTATAAATTGAAATTTTTGGCATAAGGATCGAACATGGAACTGCTCCGCCCCTGCAATGACGCTGGTTTTGCCACACAAAGCGTCTCTTACACCGGAACCGCTGGCTCTGTGACGGGCTGGCCTGCTGGCCCGCAAGGCGTGCTGGTATGGTGCACAACAGACGCCTATGTGCGCGTCGGCGAAAGCGCAACAGCTACCTCGGCGGACATTCCGCTGCCCGCTGGTACGCCTGTTCCGATCTATGTCCCGCAGCCCGGCGGCGGCGGTGGCACAGGTGCTCCGTGGCGTGTTAGCGCCATTCAGATCAGTGCCGGTGGCACGCTCTACGCAAAGCCGATCAACATCCGATGAGTTTTGGCATCCCCGTCCGCAATGGTCTTGGCCTTGGCCTAACACCATCAACTGCTCTTTCAACTTTAGGAGTGGGCGGACGGCCTGCATTGTTTTTGAACTTTGTCGGAACGACTGCGCTTGACAGCCGTATCACGTTTACCCGTGCGTCAACGGGAAGATTTACTGGAAGCAATGGCCTGATCCAATCAGCAGCCATTAACGCACCGCGCTTTGACTATGATCCTGTGACGCTTGCATCAAAGGGGCTTCTCATTGAGGAACAGCGGACGAACTTGGTGTTCCCGGCGGATGGCACAACAGGATGGCAGGCCAGTCCTGCCAGTTCAGTCACCGCTACAGCAAATGCGGCTGTTAGCCCAGACGGCACGACAAACGCCACAAAACTCGCTACAGGTGATACGCTGAATAGCGGCCACATATGGTTTAAGACTTTCACTGGCGCTGTGAATACGCTTTATTGTGGCTCGGTCTACTTAAAGGCAAGCGAATACACCCGCGCTCAAATTAATTTTGGTAACACAGCATTTGCTAACACCACTTATGGCGCTCTGTTTGATTTGAGCGCCGGAGCCGTTGTAGCCACCAGTGCTGGATCAACGGCCACAATAACCAACGCTGGAAACGGCTACTATCGCTGCACCGTCACAGCTACGTCAGATGCAGATGGCGGAAACTATGTGTTTTCTGTATCTCCTAAGCCCGCCTCAGTAACGACTTTTGACGGGCTATTTACGCCTGCGGCCACTGGTCTGGGCGTGTTTGCATACGGCATACAGGTCGAAGCAGGCGCATTTGCCACCAGCTACATCCCGACAGTGGCGGCTACAGTCACGCGCTCGGCTGATGTTGCGACGATGGCAGGCACGAACTTCTCAAGCTGGTATAACCAGAGCGAGGGGACGATTGTCGCCAGCGCAGATAGCACGCGACCATCAACTTCGTCGCCTGCAACGAGGGTTTTTTCGTTTAACGATGGCACGGCAGGCAACGACATCCGCACCGGAAACACCTCTACACTTCAGGTGGTTAATGGAGGTGTCACCCAAGCAAATCTTACGCCGACCCCCCTTATTCCTTATGACGGCACAGCGTTTACGTTTGCGTCTGCATGGAGTGCTAATAACTTTGCCAGCGTAACCACTGGGGCCGTCGCCACAGACACCGCTGGCACGATACCTGCTATAACGCAATTTTCGCTTGGCACTGGCCCAAGCAGCACCGGCGTTCTTGGCGGCCACATCCGTTCCATCAGCTACTACCGCACGCGCCTACCCAACAGCACGCTACAGGCACTCACATCATGATCGACATCTATCTGAAAACGACCACACGCGCCGCCTTGGTCAAAAAACTCGTCGCTGCCAACATGATGGCTGACGACCTTCTTGCTGAAGGCGTGTTTCTGGACGAAATTGGTGAGATCGAAGGCGTCACAGGCTACCATGCAAACTTGCGTTTGACGTTTGAACCATCCGAAAAGCAGATCGCAACATTGGGCGGCATTACGCCCCCTGCGACGCCGCATCGGGTGTGGGCATAAGAATTATTGTCATACTACATTTTTTAATGTAATTTGACCGTTAACCGTACCGGCGAGGCTCACCGGGAACTCTGAGGAGTTAAACATGGACGACACAGTCCCCAATCAAGCGGAAGTGCCCGCGCCAGAACTGGAAGCCACGGCAGCAATCCAGCCTGAAGAAAACACGACGCCGGAAGAGCAGCCTGTCGAACAGGAGGCATCCAAGTCCTTCACACAAGAAGAACTTGATGCGATTGTTGGCAAGCGTCTCGCAAGAGAGCAGCGCAAATGGGAGCGCGAACAGGCCCAACGGCTCGAAGAGATGCAGTCTCGTAAACAGGCACAGCCCGTTGCAGACATCGTCCCAGAGCAGTTTGATACTTACGAAGATTACGCCGAAGCCTTGGCAGAGCGTAAAGCGGAAGAATTGCTGAAACAGCGGGAAACCCGTCAGTATCAGCAGGCTTTGGTCGAGCAGTACCATGAACGTGAAGAGACAGCGCGGGATAAATACGATGACTTCGACCAAGTCGCGTACAACCCCAACCTTCCCGTCACGGAATACATGGCGCAAGGCATCCAATCCTCTGATGTTGGCCCCGACCTCCTTTATTGGCTCGGTTCCAACCCCAAAGAAGCGGAACGCATTTCCCGACTGCATCCAATCTTGCAAGGAAAAGAAATCGGAAAGATTGAGGCTTCATTGTCCTCAAATCCGCCGGTTAGAAAGACTTCAACCGCCCCGGCACCGATTGCACCTGTCACGCCCCGTGCCAATGGCACGCCGTCGTATGATACTACCGACCCTCGTTCGACTAAGTCGATGAGCACGTCGGAATGGATCGAAGCGGAAAGGCTACGACAGATCAAGAAGTACGAGGCACAACGTAACCGCTAATTTGGGATTTTAACCATGTCTAACTCAATTCTTACTATTGACATGATCACGCGGAAGGCTCTGGAAATTCTGGAGAACAACCTCGTGCTCACGCGCAACGTCAACCGCCAGCACGACGACAGCTTTGCCGTCGAAGGTGCCAAGATCGGCTCCACCCTCCGCATCCGTCTGCCTGACCGTGCCCTCGTCACCGACGGCGCTGCCCTTCAGGTGCAGGATGACAACGAACAGTTCACAACGCTGACCGTTGCCAACCAGAAGCACATCGGCGTGAACTTCACGTCCGCTGAACTGACGATGCAGTTGGACGACTTCGCTGAGCGCGTTCTCAAGCCGCGTATTTCGCAGCTTGCGTCCAGCATCGACGCTGACGTTGCTAACGCTTTTGCCACCATCGGTAACTCTGTCGGCACGCCGGGCACGACGCCGGGCACGTCGGCTGTTCTGCTTGCTGCCCAGCAGAAGCTGAACGAAAATGCCGCTGTCATGTCGCCGCGCTACGCAACGGTCAACCCAGCCGCTAACGCTGGTCTAGTCGAAGGCATGAAGGGTCTGTTCAATCCGACAGACACCATCAGCAAGCAGTTCAAGAACGGCATGATGGGCACGGGCGTACTTGGTTTCGACGAAATCAATATGTCTCAGTCGATCAAGCAGTTCACTTGCGGTACACGCGATGCAACCGGCGGTTCGACCTCGGCGGCTGTCACGTCTGAAGGTGCCACGACCATCGCCATCACTGGCGCTGGCGCGAACGACACCGTCAAGGCTGGCGACGTGTTCACGGTTGCTGACTGCTATGCAGTCAACCCGCAGACCCGTGAAAGCACCGGTTCGCTGTTCCAGTTCGTGGCTCTCGCCACGGTTACCCTGAACGGCTCTGGCGCTGGTAACGTCACGGTTGCTCCGATCTACTCGGCCAGCCATGCGCTTGCCACCGTTAACGCTCTGCCGGGCAACAGCAAAGCTGTCGTGTTTGTCGGTGCTTCTGGCGGTCAGTACGCTCAGAACCTCATCTACCACAAGGACGCCATCACCTTCGCAACCGCCGACCTTCTCATGCCGCAGGGCGTGGATATGGCTTCGCGTCAGGTGCACAACGGCATCAGCTTGCGCGTTGTTCGTCAGTACGACATCAACAACGACCGTATGCCTTGCCGTATTGACGTTCTGTACGGCTACAGCACGATCCGTCCGCAGATGGCTTGCCGTCTCTGGGGTTAATCTAATACCGGCCCCCGGCATTCGTCGGGGGCCACTTTAATTTGGAGAATTATCATGGCTCTTCCTAATGGTGCTGGCGGCTATCAAATCGGCGATGGCAACGCTAATGAAATCCTGTTTGCGCCTTCGGCTATTCCGACCGCGTACACTGCCGGTGTAACCCTGACGACAAACGATCTGGCCGGTGGCTTGGTTGTTTACACGTCAAGCAGCACTGCCGATCTGGCTTTGCCAACGGCTGCCGCTACGGATGCTGCTTTCAGCAGCGCCCGCGTCGGTTCGTCGTTTGACATCTCGCTGATCGCAACCAGCACAGGCGTTCCGACCATCACGGTCGGCACGGGCTGGACGCTGGTTGGTTCTGGCGCTGGCGTTGCAAGCAAGTCTGTGCTGTTCCGCGCTGTCAAAACCGGCGACGCGACATACAACCTGTACCGCATCGCTGGCTAATGGGTCTGCCCCGGCTTAATGCCGGGGCAACCTTTTCAGGAGTAATATCATGGCTAACACCAAATCTATTGGCGTAGCATTTCTTGACCAAGACATCATCGGTTCGCAGTATATTCTGACCGATGAACAGCTTGGTTACACCGCTGCTGCGCAAGGTGCGGTCACGCAGGCAACCGATAAATCGACTGCGGTCACGCTGGACAAATCGGCTGGTCGTATCACGATGAACAATGCGGCGCTTGCAGGCAATACCGCTGTGTCGTTTACGCTGAACAACAGCCTTATTTCGTCCAACGACGTTTTGGCTGTCAATGTTTCGGCAGGTGGAACGGCAGGTGCGTACACAACGTACATCTCAAGCATGACGACAGGTTCGGCTGTTGTTACGCTGCGCAATCTGACAGCGGGTTCGCTGTCGGAAGCCGTAGTGCTTAACTACATCCTTATTCACTGCGTGTAATTAACTTGGGCGGCCTTCGGGCCGTCCATTTTAAGGATTTTTTATGTCTGTCATTTACATGGTCCATCCAAAGCACGGCGCCAAAGTCGCTATCTCTGAAGATGAAGCGATTTCTGATGAAATGTACGGCTGGATGCGCTATGATCCCGACGAACCAGCTTCTGAAGAAGATGAAGAAGAAGCTGTTAACACTTTGGCGCCGCAAACCAGCGGGCGCCGTCGAGTAGCGCAGGAAGGTTAACCGATGACGACAGCCGGGGACATCATCAATGGTTCGCTGCGGCTGTTAGGCGTTCTGGCCGAAGGCGAAGTTCCTTCGTCAGAAACGTCGCAAGACGCGCTGACCGCAATGAACCAAATGATTGATAGCTGGAACACAGAACGGCTGTCGGTTTTTTCCACGCAAGATCAAGTGTTTACATGGCCTGCCGGTCAGTTGTCGCGCACGCTTGGGCCGTCTGGCGACTTTGTCGGCAACCGCCCCGTTTTGTTTGACGACGCGACGTATTTCAAAGACCCCGGCACGGGCGTCAGCTACGGCATCAAATTCATTAACCAGCAGCAATATAACGGCATCGCGGTTAAAACCGTAACGTCTACATTCCCGCAGGTTATCTTCGTCAACATGACGTACCCCAACGCGGAGATGTACATCTACCCGCGTCCGACCCGCGATCTGGAATGGCACTTTATTTCCGTTCAAGAATTAACGGAACCCGCCAATCTTGCGACGGACTTGACTTTCCCGCCCGGCTATCTGCGGGCGTTCCGCTATAATCTGGCGTGCGAAATGGCACCTGAGTTTGGTATTGAGCCAAGCCCGCAGGTATCGCGCATTGCCATGACATCCAAGCGCAACCTCAAGCGCATCAACAACCCTGACGACATCATGTCGATGCCATACAGCATCGTCGCGTCTCGCCAGCGGTACAACATCTACGCGGGTAATTACTGATGAAGACGCCGATCCTTGGGTCGGCGTATGTCGCCCGAAGCGTCAACGCCGCCGATAACCGCATGGTCAACCTGTTTCCTGAAGTCGTCCCTGAAGGCGGCAAGGAACCAGCGTTCCTTCAGCGTGCGCCGGGGCTTCAGTTCCAGCAGACAGTCGGCACTGGACCCATCCGTGGTCTTTGGGCGCACCAGACCAACGGCGAAGACTTTTACGTCGTGTCGGGCAACGAACTGTACAAGCTGACCGGCTTGACCACTGCGCCGCTGTTTATCGGAAACATTAGCGGCACTGGCCCTGTGTCTATCGCCGACAACGGCACGCAGCTTTTCTTTGCGGCTGATCCTGACGGCTTTATTTACAACGAAGTCACAGGGGTGTTTCAGCAGATCACCGATCCTGATTTTCCCGGTGCATCAACCGTGTCCTATCTCGACGGCTATTTCGTGTTCAACGAACCCAACAGCCAAAAGATTTGGGTCACGCAGTTGCTGGACGGCACCAGCGTCGATCCGCTGGACTTTGCCAGTGCTGAAGGTTCGCCTGACGGCGTCGTTGCTGTGCTGACCGATCACCGCGAACTGTGGGTGTTTGGGACAGATACGACCGAAGTCTGGTATC